GTACATTCTGCCCCTACTCCATCTCCATAAATTGGAACTCTTGTGTATGTTCTGTTTGCTGTTCCAATACCAACTCCTCTATTCCTTATAGTCGCTATTTTTAGTTGTCCACTTGAGTTAGCATTATTTCTAACCGCAGCATAATCTGAATTGGTTTCCCAATCCGCTGGAACTGGAATAAAATTAGTCGAATCAAACTTTACAAGTTCACTTGGTTTTATTGTATATAAGTATTTCCAAATGTATCCATCTTCACTAGTTCCAGCTGCTCTTGGTTCTAAGTCAGTAAAAGTAGGTTCATCTAGAGATGGTTTTCCTGTTGGGTTTTCTGGTTCTATGCCATTATATAAACAAATATAGACCCTATAATCACTATTTACAACATAATAATTTGCAGAATATAAATTAGTAGAATTTGAAGGAATAGAAAGATTAGTTCTACTTATATCGTGCCTATACATATCATAGACTGTTCCTGAAGTCCAAGTAATTTTTCTAACCACTTGTCTTACATCACCGCTAGAAATTTTTTTCAAAGCGATCATTGTGTCCCAATAATCGTTTTCTTCATTAAAGTTGTCTTTAGGTGCAGGGGGTACAGAATCCCAATTTGCATCATAGTCTGTCGCGTTTGTTAAACCAACAAACGCATAGTATCCATTATTGGACGAAGTAGCAGAAGAAACAAAATTCTTAGCGTTTAATATTCTAAGTTGATCAGTTATAATCGCAGACATTTTTGTCGTTTTTTATCTATTTATAGACATTATTAAACACTTGTGGAATACCCAACGTATCTCAGTGGATTGAGTCTTTGAATCATAGGAGAAGTTAAAATACCAGAAATTCCAGTATTATATGAAACAAAATTGAGTGGTTTCTTCCTCACTGGAGTGTTTATTTTACCCCAACTAAATTCTCCATAAAATCCACTATATCCAGTTCCAGATAATCCATTATAACTCAGAACACTGACAACAACTCTAGAAACATTTGTTACTCCAATTCCAGGAACACTTGTTTGTGCTATAGAAACTGAAGCAACTTTATAGATATTATCCAAGCAAGTTGTTCCTACCCCAACAACAGATAAAGATGAATCTAAAGATGTAATACCAAAACCAATGTTTGAATTAAATACTGTAAAGTAATAATCAGTTTTTATTCCACTTATGCCCGTTGTTGCAATTCCAACATTAATGTTTGGGTTTCTTAGATAAGAATCAGTAGGAATAAACAAATCAAAAACTATTGCAGTGGATGCAATACCAACTGAAGTTGTAGAAATTCCAACTATTGTTCCAAAATCACCTTCATAGGTAACCTCTTCAATTTTTTCCTGTTTTAATGATGGATATTCGATGAGAACTTGCGGTGGATTATTAGTAGTGTAACCAGATCCGGGGTTAGTAATAGTAAAGGAAGTTACAATGCCAGAAGTAATTGATGCTGTTGCTGTTGCTGTAGTTACAACACCTACTGTTTTTGCAATTACTACTGACGGCGCAGTTGTAAATCCTAATCCGCCATTATTAAGAGAAAGTGATGATATTGTTCCTGCCGCGGACACAATGGCAGTAGCTGATGCCCCAACTAGATTGTCTTGTGATGTTATAGTTATTTTTGTTTTAAATGGAATAGTTGAATTTTCTCTCAAGTCATCAAAAAATACTTTAACACTTTGTACAAATATCTCAGTAGATGCTATTCCAACAGTTCTAATAATATTTGTTGTTGGATGTATAAATGGTTCGTATAATTCTCTACTCTTACCAACTTCTTGTCCGCTGATAATTTTATCTTCAGTTTGTCTACACCAAATTAGAGGTCTTGATAAAGTTTCATCGAGAGTTAAACCAACACCTGAATATGGATTAGTTTCAATAGAATCTGATGAAATAACTTGCGTGACAAGTCTTTCTTCTTCTTTTAAGAAGAATCTATCATCGTTCAGTCTTATATCGTCTCCAATTTTTAAAGATTCCAAAATATCAACAAAAACAACATCAACTTGTTCGGTTCCTTTATAAAATAATATTTTGCAAGTATCGCCCTCTTTGGGGGCCTCGGGGAATGTAATAGTACTTCCCCCATTAAATAAATATCCATCACCCGGAACTTGCAAAATATCATTAACAAATATCAAAAGAACAGATTGAATATCAATATTTGATCCTGCTCTTGATCTAATGGTTGTTTGCACTCCATTAATTTTTATTGGGAAAGTTCTTCTTTTTCCGTTGAATAAATTTTCTATTTTATCAATAACTTGGAAATCTCCAACAGACCAGGATGAGAACAAGTCAGAGAATACTTCGTCAATTGTTAGTTCAAATTTTCTAAAAGGTTTTGAAGAATCTGTTGGAATTCCAATTAATCCTCCAGTTTGAACTGTTAGAACATCCGATGTTTTATATGCAAATCCAGTATTTTTTATTTCAAAATCAATTACACTAGATCCTTGTCCAACTACAATGTTAACAGTTGCTCCAGTTCCTATTCCTGACGTTCCGGAAGAATAAACTAAAGGAATGTTGTAATAATTTTCTGGACTATCAATTATTACTATTGGTGGATTGGAAGATGTATATCCAGATCCGGGATTGGTTATAATTACATCTTTAGAAATACGTCCAGAAGAAACAGTGGTAAACCCAACGAACTGGTAATTCAATGTTCCAGAAACACTAGACGTTTTGACTCCAACGTTTACAATTCCAGTTGTTGGCGAATCTAAGGTTATCAAAACAGAAGTTCCTGCTTCTATTGCTTGGGAAGATGTACTTCCAGATCCAATAAGAACATATGTACTTCCTGAACCTACGATTGTAACATCTTGAAAAGCAGAACCTATTCCAAGTTTATTTAAACTTGAATGTTGTAACTTAGCAAAAACTCCATTTTGGTTATCAATCGGTATAATAGTAGATCCTGCTGCAATTGCTACGGAAGTTTGAGTAATAATTTCATATTTTGATGCTCCTCTATATCCAGATCCCGTCGATCCTATACTAATTAATGAAATAGTCCCTGCAACAGAGACTATTGACGTTCCTCCCGCAGAGATTAGCGGTTGATATCCAAATCCTTGAGTGGATGCAACAGAAACAATTACCCCTCCTCTAGGAATACTTGACGTGTTGATATCATACGAAGTAGATGATATATTACCAATAAATGATAAAGTTGTAATGCCAGAATTTTCTGACATTTTATAATTCCCCGGAATGGTAATAGTGCCAAGTCTTTGGGGTTCTTGGAATATATTGTTAATTAATAGTATTATCGATCCTGTTGATACTCCAATAACATCAGATTTATTTGATTTTAGAATAAATTCGGTATTAATTCCAGTAAATCTCTCAGATAACCCATCAAAAATGTAGTTTCTACTGTAAGGTTCATATGATTCATTTTCTACTCCCGATCTCAAGAAAACTCTTCCGCTGAAAGTAGAATGTGTTGTTATTCCCGTATAATCTCTATCGTCGGGTCTATTTGTCATTGTTCCTATTGGGGAATTTCCATAAGGAGCTTCAACAAAGTGTATTGTATTGTCTATAATATTATAGTTGCCAGTTACTTTTGTTACTGTAGACCCTATTGAATGATTTTCTGGCGTTGTTCCCATCCAACCACGATCAACTAAAAATACATTTGTACTTCCAAAACCAACAACATTAACTTTTACTATTTCATTATTAATTTTTAATAAATCTCCGCCATAAATTGAACTTATACCCGATAAAGTGAGATTGATTTCATTGAAATTGGAAGTTTTTGCCAGTGATACTGATGTTAAAGTTGATACAATTGGTGATTGTATATGATTATCAATTGCAATTAAACATTTAGAATTTTGTTTTTTGGCGGTAAGAAAATGAGTAGTTCCTATACCAACAGAAGTAATAGTTAAGGTTTGTGGAATAGATTTTAGTGCATCTTCCACTGAAGATGCAAATCTAATGTTTAAATCATTTAGTTTGACAGCATAAACTGAGGATGGTAACTTATCTGTTACTCCTATTCCAGAAATTGTTGTTGTTGCAATTCCTATAGGACTTCCATTGCCGGAGTTATAAATTAGTTCTTCCCCTGTTACATAAAAATGGTTAGGAATTTTGACTAAATTATCTGCAACATTTACAATTAAGTTATTTGAAGCATCAAAAACTCTTTGGAATATTGGATTTTGTTTGTTTTTGAGATCAAAAGACTTTTTAACTTTGTTTAATGTACCTTGATATTCGGAATATGATGAATCCAAACTCGCATTTGTAAATCCATAAAATTCTAAAGAATTTCCAGAATCAACGATTCTCATGGAGTGTTGATATACCTTAACATTTACCGAAATATTTGGATTTGGCGTAAAATAAAGATTTGTTCCGGTTGAACCAACGCCAGCACCAATAGTCCCCAAACCAGAAATAGTTTCTAAAGAACCAAATTCAACTGCATATGCATTAGTTTCATCATCAATAACAACTATTTCTGAAGATTGATAAGAATTATTTGCAGTATCTTCAACCATCACAAGATAGTATGCACTCGAATAATCTTGAGAATAATTTGATATAACTGTTTGACTTGGTGTTGGTGATGATGATATTGCAACATAATTTGATCTAATATCACCAGTATTAAATGTTATGGATCCAGTTGTAATGCCTGATCCAGAAGTATTTGCCAATGAAACTCTGAGAGTATTTACAGTGTATGTAATACCTAACCCAACATTAGGAATAAAATCGAGATTTATATTGGAACCGGAAATGTATGCAGTATAAGTTCCAATTCCATCTCCAATGTATTTAACTCTATTTAAATTAGATAATTTTCCATATTCTAATATATGGACATTTGTTCCATCATTAAGCAAAGTTATTTCATCAAATTGGAAATATTTTCCATCACTAGGTTCAAATTGGACAAGTATTTTTGATGCTCTATGAGTTGATGCAATACTAACAATTGTCGTTTGTGAGGTTGTTCCAGAGGGAACTATTGCAGTTGAAGATTTGAGTTCGACTAAATTTCCTAAAGAGGTATTTCCAACACCCAAAGAATTTTTATATATTCCATAAGACATCACACTAACATCATAATCGTTAACAAAGTAAGATGATGGGAAAAACTTTAAAGTTCCTTCAGATCCAAAAATTGAAAAATCAAAAGAACCGAGGTCACCACCAGTTTCAACTTTAGAATATTCTGATATATAACTTTCCAATCCATCTTGTAAAATTGAAACCAGAGAAATTTGCCTTAGTCCGGTAAATCTTTTATCTCTAACAAAAGTTATATATTTTTTAAATCTAAAATCTGCCAGCCTAAACGTATCTGCATTTGCATAATTATTAATTCCTGGTAAATTTGAAAATTGATCACTTATATCATCAATCATCAAAACTTTATTTCCGATTGACTGCAACTCATCTTGTAAAGATACGGAGTTAAAGATTATTTCTTTTGAATAATAGATTGAGTCAATTTCTATCGTTTTTTCTCTAGCAAGATCAAAATCATTTACACAGTTTAAATCAATTTCTCTTACCAAATCAGAAACTGCAGAGAAATCTCCATCATTTTGAGATGTTGCTATTCCAACAAACTGTGAATCTATTGACTCTATTGTGAGATCTCCAAATTTTTTAAATCCTGTTGTATGATTTAAATTACCTATAGATTCATTCCAAGTTTCATAATCAACCTTTGATTTAATAGAATATGAAAAGTTTTGATAATAATTATTATCCGAAGTTACTTGGAACTGATTATTTAAAAATCCAGTTTCTCTATTCCATCCCTTCCTAACAATAGACGAAGATCCAACTGTATAAATTGCGTTCACATCTTCAACCTCTACTATAGAACCTTTTGCTTTTGAAGTTTCTCCTATAATCTGAGAATTTATTTGGAATGAATTTGTGGTAGATATTTTTAACTGCTCAGTATATTCATTCCAATTCAATACCGTTCCCATAAAAGAATCACTTTTCACCTTTTCGCCAACAATAAATCTTCCCTTTTCCAATAACGTATTGAATATTGGGAAATATTTTTCCGGTACTACTATTCCGGCAGAATTTTCAGAATCAAAAGATCCAGGAGACTCAGATCCAGTTAAATAATCAGACAAATTATATACTATCGTTGCACCAGAAGCGCCGTACTGAGGATTGACTGAAGTTAAAGTGAATAATTTATAATTATAATTTTTAGAATTATATCCTTTAGAAGTTGTCGCGGAACCAACACTAGTACTCTCAATTAAAACTTTGTCGCCAACATTAAATGGAAATACTTGACCAAAACTGTAATTTACGCCCAATTGTACTGTAACATTTTTAGTTACACTATTAAATGTGATATTACTTATTGGAACCCCATTAGAATTATTTGTTGGAATAATTATTGGAGTTACACTGTTTATTCCTTCGGTATTTCTAACAATACTTACGGTTTTTGTTTTAATATCATATGATAAATCAACATCACTAACAATCTTATTCGTATATCCATCAATTACAACTAAAGTGGGGGATATCGTGTAGTTTACTCCGACTGAAGAAACTCCTACAGACTTAAATAT